AAGTTCAAACAACTTTAAAAGTTTTCCGCTGTATACGGCGGTTGATCCAAAAGTTGCTGATCCAAAAAAGGCCACTGTACCAGTAGCATTATTAAAATCTATTTGTGTAGGTTGTATAACATTCTTTTCGTCAAAGTCTAATTTTAAACTCATGTTAAACGATACACTACCTTGAGGGTCAGTATAAAGAAATGCTTTGTAAAAAGTTTTTCTTATTCTTGGATCTTCTATTGGCACAAAAGGAGTAGAAAATGTAGTTGGTATATTTTTACTATTAAAACTATTGCCCTCTTCTAATTGATATAAGTACCCATCATCATTTGCAAATACAATGGTTTCTACATTAGAATAAAATCTACTATCAGCTACGTAAGCTTTTATACCTCTAGTCTCAGCCCAAGCCATGTTGTCTCCACCCTGACCAGAAAACTGTGTGCCTAATACTCCCTCTGCAGCTTCTTCTGTGACGTTAGTATTGTAACCAAATATTCTATACTGAGACTTACCTCTAATAAGAATACTAGAAAAAGAAGTACTGTTAGTAATTAAACTAGTCATTTGATTTTGTATTTTTTTACTGACAACAGCCAGTCCAAAATCACCTATTCTTTCTGTTCCACTTAATAATCTTAAACCTTCTGGGCCTAAGAACATAACATCTCCACCTACTTCTTGTATTGTATCTGTATCTATGCAACCTATATCTCTAGTAATAGGTTTTAATTGAAAATCCGCAGAAGTATTACCCGTCAATTGAAAAATAGAAGTTTCTGTAAATATAATTAATTGTTCTCTAAAACTTATTATGCCTGTTATTTCTGCACCTATAGCTAAAGAACCTGCACCTGAAGCTGCTGTAAAATCAGAGTCCGTAAAAGGAGCAGTAAACGTTAATGTGCTACCTTTAGCAAAAAACAATTGACTTTTAAAACTTTCAACAAATGTAGCGGCTAATACATCAGAGGGTGCGCTGTGTAGAATAGTAAAAGTAGTATTATCCCATAAAGCTGGGTAGTTTGCACCATCAACAATAGCTATTTTTTCTGTGCCTGTGTAATTGTATCTACAAAATCTAGTTTTATTAGCACCTTCTCTGGCAGTAGATATAAATGTAACTACTGCATTATCTGCTGGACTACTAGCTAAGTTAGGACTAATAGCTAATGTAGATCCCCCAGAAGATACTGTAGCATTTGCTGTAACAGTATAAACTTTATCTATACCAGCTACTGTAAAAACATCACCTAATTTAGGGGCAGCTGTTAGGGCGTCTACAGCTAATGTAGCACCTGATTGACTTCCTGCATTTACTAACACAGTTCCATAACTAGGTATATTTATTTTAGTGTAACCGCTACCTGCTGTAGTAAATATATCATTATTTCTAGCGACAATAACTCTATCTATAAAAACGCCTACGCCTAATGTCAAATAGTCCGTAGTAGTACTAATAAACGTAACTGCTGCTGCATTAGCTGGACTACTAGCAAGTGAAGTTGTTAGTGTTAATGTTGCTGTATTTGTAGCTGCAACATAAGAAACACCACTTGCCGCTATTGTGTATACGCCTGTAACACCTGCTATACTAAACGTGTCACCAGCTACAGGAATAATATGTATAGCAGATATTATAAGTGTTGTACCAGATTGACTAGCAGCGTTAACTACAGAAGCACCATAAGGAGGTACTATATTAGAATCGTATTTATCAAACCCAAGTATTCTTTTATAGCCACCCTCAACAGATGGCTCAAAGTTTTTTAACTCTCTGGCAGATCCGGGAGAGTTTATACCTTGTTGTAATGGACTCATATTAGTTATGAGACCTTCACGAAACTCAATTGGGTATGTTTGCCGTTTTGTAGGCATAGTTATCCTACTCTAAAAGAACTTGCTGAAGTATGTCCACGTGTAATTACAGTAGATCGCAAATAATCATAACGATTAATATATAAACCACGCATACTTTTTATCTCATCTAAAAATCTTTGTTGCATCATTGCGGCTTCTTGGGATTCACCTCTAAATAGGTAAGCATAATGCATTGCCCCATCTATAATAGTATTACGAAATTGTTCAGGTATAGCAGGAACATCTGAATGACTTATTAAATCTACAGGTAATCTATAATATTCATAACAAACTATGTATGCCTTATCTGGTGATGCTACAAATCCAAACTCTAAGCTGGGAGTTCTAAATACATAATCAGGTAATGCTCTTGCAGTTGTTGAGTCATTATACTCTATATCTACATACTTGTCTAGGTATTCTTCATAGGTAATTACGTTTAATCTTTTTGTGGCATTTCCTAATGTAGCATCTCGTTTAATTCTAAAGCTACTAAAGTCTATTGTTTTACAGTCTGAAGGAAACGCATATCTTACTGTTCCTGCTGTTAAAGTTTCTTCTTTATCTACATGATTAAAAGGCCACTCATACTCGTGTTGATTTATATATCTAATAGATGCATTAACCGCATCTTTTATGGCACTATATTCACCTACCGCAGAAGAAAAATTAGAAGAAGTAAGTTCTACTTCATTTAATCTGTGATTAATATCATTAACTAAACCTATATAGTTATATGCCATTTATCTTTCCTTTACTCGTAGCTTTATAGTACGTTCTACTTGGCTGCCTGTAGTATCTATTATCCTACAAAAAAACGTATACGTTTCATTAGCAGTACCACCTCCTATATTAATGGTAGCTACTGTTGAAGTTTGTGATTGAGAAACATTTTGTATAGTGTCTGAGCTTGCTGCACTAGAAGCTACAGCCAGTGTTTCCCCTGCCGCCAATACTGTTTTAGTATTATAGCTATTACTTTTGATAGACCATACAACAGAATTTAATGTGGCGGTGTCTAAAAAACGTGACCAATCTACACTATAATCTAACTGTTCGTCTGGGTCTTTATTAGGCCAAGTAAAACTCATTTATTAATCCTCTGTTGCATATACGGTACGTTCAGCAGAAGTACTTTGTCGTTCTATATAAACTTTTCTATCTTCTTGTTCTACTAAATATGTTCTCTCTGCTGATGTAGACATTAAGCTGCTCTATCTATTAGTATAGTTCTTCTTCTACTGTATAAATCTTTAACTGCGGCAAAGTCAAATACAACTGCAGTTTGAGTTACTGTACCTATTGCACCTGTACCTACAACGGATGTAGGTGTTTGGCTTGCTTTACCTGTAACTGATGTAAATGTATTTACGGTAACTGTTGCACTAACACCAGACATTATTTCTGTAGTTTGTGGTTCTACAGTGCCTATTTCTACTGTGCCTACTACTCCCGTCAGTATCGTAAAGTTGTCAATTGTTATTTGACCTATAGATACTGTAGAAGTAACACCTGCAACACTGGAAGAGTTTCCTAGACCCACTGAGCCTATTGCACCTGTACCAACTACCCCTGTAGATATATTTTCTGATATATCAATTTCAAAACCACCAGCATTAACTGCGGTTACAGATATGGTAGCTGAAACACCTGCTACAGATCTAGTAGGTGATAACGAACCAAAGACAGCTGATCCAAAAGTACCTGTGCCGTAGAGGGCATCATTAGTACCATAGACTGCCATAGTTTAAGCTATCCGAACAATAGCGTTACTTGCATCCGCTGCTGGAAACTCAATCGTTAAGTCACCTGCTGTGGCAGTTACTGTACCACCAAAGTCAATAACACATATAGCTTTATTAGATTGCCCTGCATTATATATAATACATCCTGTGCAACTAATAGTTACATTTTCAAATACTTCATCAGCAAAGTCTAAAAAAGCTGTAGTGCCACTTGTAGCAATTGCTGCACTGCCTAAAGCTTGTCCACCTGCAGAGTAATTAGTACCTGAAGCTTCATCACTATTACCTGTTACATCAGAATAATTAGTAGTAGCAACACCATATGTTCCTGATGCACTGACTTTAATTAAAGCAAGTTTAATACTATCCGTGTCTAAGTCATGTATACCACCTAGTAGTTCAGTCTTAAAACTAGTACACATTGCTGTTGTAATACCCATATTATTCTCCTAGTAAATTTTCTTCATTGATAAAATAATGTCATACGTATCTCCAGAGCTATGTCCTGTAGTAGTTAACAATACATCACCATTAACACCGCTACCTGCATTATTTATCAGCCCACCAAAATCTTTATAATCAGAATATCCCTCTGAGTCTATTTTAATTTTTCTAGCAGATATATTACTACTAGCATTCCAAAACAACTCAGCAGACATACCTACAGTATTCCACCATATTCGTTCTATAGTAACGCTACTTACAGCATTACCATGTGCATCTGTGCTTAATGCGCTTGCATCTACTTTAGCGACAGCCGCTTCACCTGTGCCGTCACTAACATTTCTAAATCTCATAACAAGATCAGATGGGCCATCTAATAATGTTTCACTCGTAACAGCATCAGCCATTTTTATTCTCCTATGTCATAAAAAGTGGGGCAAGTTAATCCTGCCCCACTAAGTATTGTTATGCTAGTTGATCACGATCAACTTCATTAG